TCCTTTATTTCTATCTACCAATCCGGAATTAACATATGCTATAGTATCTTTAGCAATTTTAACTCCTTTTTGACCACCAGAACCAGAAACCATTCCTAACGGATAATTTGGTTTTGGTGTATATACGAAATACTCTTCTATTTCTGGGTAAAAACTTTTACTATTCTCATTAATTCTTCCCATATCAATAATTTGTTGTCCCTTAGGAATTTTCTTTTCCTGACGGACAAACTTCATTTTCATGGGATCAATATATCTAAGTTCTTTGATCCCTTCTTCTGGTTTTTTTAAATCAATTACTTTATGATAATAAATTCTACCATCTACATACCAATTCCTAAAAATTTCATGGCATTTTTTATCAAAATCTAAAAGTTCTTTAATATATCTAAATTCTTCTCTAATAATACCCTTAATTTTTTCACTAGCATTTAAATTAGATAATTCTATTTCTACAGGAGAATCGTAAAGATCGCTAACAATAGCTTCATTTACAACATCTTCAATTGCATTATCACATTCTGGATGTAAAGCCATTTCACGATATCTTTTAATAAGATCGTGCTCTGTTCTATATACACCTTCAATGTCTACATAAGACCCATAAAAACCACTAGCAATAAAATTATCAACCCCGTCCTCGTTGTTAGGCGGGACGGGGGAAACTATTGACTTGGATTTTTCTTCAGATGAATCAATAGAAAATCCAAAAAGTTTTGCCATTTTATAATAAGTTTAAACTGTTATTGACTATTTATCAACTAATAACTACGTCAGTTGCTTCACCAGAGCTAGCTCCTGCAGTCCAGTATTGAACTTGGAACTCGACAGTATACTCTTCTAAAGTATCTGTAGTATCATATGAAAGATCAATCTGAGAGATATTAGTTGGGAAAATATCATAGAACTTATAAGTTCTTAGTGGTTCAATTGATGTTCCACCAGCAGAATCAGAGTTTGTCGTGGAGTTAATAGTTCCAGCGCCTCTTCCAAGTTGATAGACATATGCATCGGCCATGTAAGATGCTGGACTAGATGCTCCAGTAGCATTATCTAGTTTACTGATACCATTCATCCATCTTTCAAATGCAGTTCTAATCTTAAAGTTTTCGTCGTTGATAACAGTAACTGTCCAAGTATCAAATGTTCTTTCGCCAGCTACTTTTAAAATACGACCCCTAAAAGGAACATCTACAGGAGCAACGTTTGATGCTGGGAGAGCAGCTGCTTTACATAGAAACTTAAATTGATCAGCTTCTCCTGTTCCTGATGTTGTTGCCCATGTGGTTGATCCACCAGCAGCAGATGGAAATGAGGGAATAGAAACTTCAAATAGATTGGGTCTAGCGCCGCCCCCAGCAAGGGCGGTTTTGAAATTAGTGATTGTGCGTAAAGTAGTCATTAGTTTTTACCTCTGTTTAAATTAAGCGTTACCGATCACTTCTTCAAATGAGACACCAGTTCTGGTGGCTACAAAAGTCAATCCAATGAAGTTAATTGATCTATTTGGTTTGATGTAAATATCAGCAACAAACTCATTGCTATCAATTACTGCTGCAGTATTGTTTGATGTATCACAAATCACTCTGAAATCTTGAATTCCTCTTCTTGATTGAACATCTCTCAAGAAAGGTTCAATAGTATTCACAAATCCATTTCTAGTCAGTTCATCATTGAACTCGAACATTACATCTTTCGCAGCAGCAGAAATAGCGTTTTCTAGGTAGATAAACAATCTACGAACGTTAATTCTATCAAATGCGGATGCTCTAGCGAGTCCAGTTTTGTCTCCGAATAGAATGATTCCCGATCCAGGTGAGAAAACAATTGGGTTAATTCTTTCAGAATAAAGACGATCTCTTTGTGCCTTTGATGGATTATATGCTAATTTTACAGCATTTAGAATTGCACCTCTAGCAGTTCCTGCTGGCGAGAACCATGGGAAATTGATAGAGTCGTTTCTAGCACAAAGACCAGCGATATCTCCATTCAATGGTACATATCTGAAAGTATTTGAGAATCTATCATACATGTACTTATATCCACTATCAAATACTGCATATGAAGATGATGGAATTGCAGAGTAGTAACTAATTACATTATCAGTAATTGTTGCTGCATCTTTGAGAGTGTATGAATCAGTAGAAGTTTCAGTTAACAGAGCTCCTCTGTAAGGAGAGATAAATGCGATTGCATCTTTTCTAAGTTCTGCAACAGAAATCAGTTTGGATGCTAATGCTTGTGCGGTTTCTTTAGCATAACCTGCGGAACCCATGATTAAAAAGTCAATATCATACTCTTCAGTATTCTCGAATAAAGCATAACCAGAGGACAAGTCGGCTAGAGTTGATGTTAATGATCCTGAGGTTGTTAAACCTGTTTCTCCACCGTAGTTTACTCCACCACCAAGAGTATAAGTTGCAGCGCCAGCAGCAGCAAACTTAATTCCTGATGCTTCTTGATCCCATCCAGTATCAGTTTCTAAACTAAAACCACCAGAAGATACTGCAGTTGTGGTAATTCCACTTGGAGCACCACCACCAAAAATGTAAGATGAATTTTCAGATAGATATTTTCTCCAGTAAGAAGGAGCACCTACTGAAAACTCAGCATCAGTTGCTTTTGATAAACCAACGTGCTTCTCTAAAATTGTTCCAGCGTTTCCAGTGATTGATCCATTATCATCAAACACTACGACATGAATTTCATCAAATCTTGAATTTCTTGCTGCAGCATATGATGATGTTCCTGGACGATTTACAATATTATTCCAACTAACTGTTGATCCAGTTAGTGAAATGGTTTGTTGATCAAACCAGTCCTGTCTAGCAGTATAAGATGTAGTTCCGTATGCTGTACTCTCTCCAGAAGTATGAATTCCTAGAGTTCCAGCGGAAGAGAATGCATATACACCACCTTGCTGATAGTCTACTGCTGTTTCTGTTCCTGCAGCAGAAACATGACTAATAACCTTTACTTGAATTCCATTATTTACAATCCCAGTAACTACTCCCTTCAAGTAACCATCTAACACGCTGGTTGTTCCTGCACCTGCCAGAATTGAAGAAATTGCTTGGGTGACTCCATAACCAACCGCAACAGATGACTTAGAAACTGTAGTTCCAAAATCAAAAGTTGTTGTTGTAATTCCACTAACTAAAGATGCTGTAGATAAAGTAACTGATCCAGATCCAATCGCAGTAACAGTTGTTCCCGCTGCAATTACGCCACTAGTATCAGCAACGATTTCCTGACCTAATGAAATGGATGTTGTGGTGATTCCTGTAATAGTAGATACTCCAGCCGCCGCAAGAGTTCCCTCTCTATTGGATACTGCTTCCTCAAAATTAGTAAATGCTGATGTTGAAAGACCGCTGAGAATCTGATCTGCTTTGCCGTCAATAACTGCTACTTTGATTCCATTTCCCCATGAACCAGGATTTCTCGCTGCAAAGGTTACGCCAGAGATTGTATTCTCGTCATATCCGAGATTTACATAATCTTCATAGCTCTTAATTTTGATGCTAGAAGCAGATCCTACAAATGCGTTCTTCAAATAATCATTGTCGCTTCTCACTACTCTCAAAGAACCACCATATGCTAGATATGATGATGCTGTTAACCAGTTTTCGTAGTGCTTATCAATATTATATGGATTTCCAAAGTTTGCTAAAAGTTCCTGCTCGTTATTAACCAGAATTGGCTCTTCAACAGGACCCTTCGCAAAGGGCGATACAATAGCTCCGATTCTATCAGATGTTGGATCTACTCTACCTGCTGTTAAGTCAACCTCTCTTACTACAATTCCAGGAGATGCTAAATTTAGTGGCATCTTAAGTCTCCTACAAGTCCAGAATTATTCTAGAAATATTTATTAAAAAGATTATTTTGAATGGGGAAGCTGTGCATGAGCACTCTTACCAGTCAGGATATTCCCACTCATTAGTCTTTTTCTTCTTATTTTTACTTCTGATATTGGTTGTTCTGAATATCGTACATTCTTTGCACTCGTAAGAATATGAGGATGGATATCCTTTTCTATTTTTTCTGATAAGATAAAAATCGTCTATAAGATCTTTTGTTATTCCGCAAGTTCTACATTTCCTTTCTTTAAAAAGTAAGTGTTCAAGATTTATTTGATCTTCAAAATCCATCACATATAATCCCACATGTAAGATCTATCTCCATATTCATCAGTATACCATCTATCACCAGACTGATCCACAAATGATCCCTCATCCAATCCATCTGAAATAAATCCAAAAGGAGCCATATCTTGTTCTATTTGATTTTTTTGCTCCTCATAGATTCTTTTACGAACATCATTGTCCGTCATCTCTTTGAAATAATCTTGAGCAACTAACCATGAAAAAATAACCAAACACATGGCTAGGTCATCATTACATCCCTCTTCTGCTTCAAAAGAATTATGTCTTTGTGCGAATGTTGTTAATTCTGAAATAATATCATAGTCTACCGTCAATAACTTATCATCTTCTAATAAAGTTTTCAAATTAGAACAACCCAATTTTTTAACTGCTGAGGTCATTCTCACACCAAGTTGAGATTTTTTACCACTAAATCCAGATCCTACAATTTGACCAGCACGACCCCTCATCGCACACATAAGAACGTTATCATATTCAAGATCAAAATGTAGAATTGAAGCTACCTGATCTCCTATGTCGTTGACTTCAATCAACAACCAAGATCCATTGTAAGCTTTGGCTACATCATGAATAATATTTGGAAATAACATTGGTTTAATTTCGTTATTCCTATATTTTGCTACTATTTTATAAGGAAACTCGGTAATATCAAAAACTATAAATGCTGAATAATCATTACCAAGTCCACGAGCAACGTCAACTGTAATTAAGTAATTATTTTCTTCTTTGGGGTGCTCGTAAATGTCCAATCCTGCATTTCTTTTGATGGGACTTTCATATACAAGATTCCGTAATTTTGCTGGATTGATGAGTGTGTTTACCGATCCTAAAAATTCACATTCAAACTCAACCTTAAACTGCTGCTCGGAAGTGTTAGCAATTGTCTGTTCCTTCCATGCCTCATCTCTTCCGGGAACTTCCGACCAGTGAACATCAGTTGGTGTATATTCGTTCTTACCTCTCTCTGCATCGTGCCACATACGGTAGAAGTGATTCATACCGCGAGGAGTTGAAACTATGATGACCTTTGTGCTTTGTCCAGAAGAAATAGTAGGATAAACAGAGGCAAAGAAGTCATCAGCAATGTGATTCGGGATAAAGGCGAACTCGTCAAGAAAGATGACATTATAGGATCCGCCTCGGACA